GGAGAAATCCTAGGATGGAGGTTGGACATTCTTACGTTTTGTCCTAAAATACACAAAAACTTAAGCGTAACATATACCCTTTTATGACAACAGAGGAACATATGTACTTTAACATACATTCAGCCGAAGTCTGGGAAATAGCTAGAGGCTGTGGTCTTTCCCCGTCTATGACGAGGTGCATTTTAGGCCATTTAGCCAAAATAGAGCGCAACCACGGTATCAAAACCGTGGTCGATATGCTTAAGTCGCGGACACAGGATCTGCTGGAATGTTTTAATATTCCAGAGGGTAAACCCTTTAAAGATGCCTTTAGGACCACGACCAAGTTTAAGACGCGTTCAGGATATTGGGTGGGACCGTGGAGGTCCATATCTATTATAGCCTGTCGAGGGCGGAGAGGGCTAGCAAGGATGCTAGTCTTCCTCGGACTTCATGGGTTCTTTATGGCCCCTGAAGCATCTCAACGTGACTATGAGAAAGCGAGAACAGACCTCGCCGCGCCCAAGGATATAAAAAGGGCAATACCCTCGGTATATCCAGTTTCATTTACGGCGCGGTTTAAGAGAGTCTATCCCCACTTTGATGACAAATACCCAATGTCGTCGAAGCGTGTGCCCTTGGGTGCTAAATCCATCCCTGAAGTGTGGATGGTTCCAAGAGACCATATCAATTCCTTGATTCATTTCCCTAACTTGGTCTTGCAGCATTATACTTATTTTAAAAAGCTGATAGGACCAGGAATTCCATCCTTGGGGGATATTCGGACTATCTCACGACTTAGGCGAAGAGCTTCTCGAAAGAGATGTTTCGTGCTCTTCAAACCCGTGCTTAAGGACGATCTCGTGGGAAGCGTGTCAATTTTAAACAAAGATCCGTCGATGAAACAACGGCTGGTCGCAAATGCAAATCGCATTTTGCAGTTGGCATGCTCACCTGTCCATAATTATACGATGGACTTTCTTAGAAATCATCCTCAGTCTTGGGTTTTCGATCAAGACGGCGGTGTTAAGTGGGCCCAGTCCAAGATGAACATGGGCTGGAGGTTTTCCTCGATAGATCTCAAATCTGCGAGTGATAATATACCACTTTACCCACAAATTCGATTTCTAAAGCGGATGAATCCTCTTTTAGCAGAGTCCCTGGATATCTTTTACAGGGTTTCCCGTGGGATGTTTAAAACGCCAATTTCCGGTCTGTTCATCAGATGGAACTGTGGGTCTCCCATGGGAGTAAAAGGCTCGTTTGGGCTCTTTACCGTCTTCTTGATGTCCATTCTCGAGGAGATAGAAGGGTCCGGTCAATACGCTATAGTAGGGGATGATTTGATAGTAAAATCCGAGCTAACCGACAGGTTAGTAAAGTTTTTACAGATTTATCAAATTCCAATCTCTGTCGGCAAGTCCCTCTTCAACCATCATAGGTTCGCAGAATTCTGCGGTAAAATCTTTGATGCACAGGGGATTTTAAGAAATAAGAAATCCTCTCGTTTTTCAGTGCAAAACAACCCTATGGAGCTGATAACGCTTTTTGGTGAACGGACGTTCCGGCTATCCGGGAGCGGTCTCTCAGAGGCGCGTAAGCGATCTCTGAAAAAGTTCTTTTTGATCAAACAAGAAGGCATACTAGACGCCTTTGGACTCCTCTCTTCGAAAGATGATGAGCCCTCACCTCCGATGAAAATAGGAGGCTTTAGTTTGGAT